AGACATTCGTAAGGTATCCTCCCTCTTTTAGAGACTCCCTTAACTTGCTGTACGCTATTGTAGCGTTGACCCCTTCAGCCACAGAGTTCTCAAATTCCCATTCGCTTTTTTCGCGCTGAACAAAAAATTCGCATTTCCTTTGTTCGGCTTCATTTCTTGCGCAGCAGGTAACATAAACACACCTGTAGTCCATGCTTAAGTAAACATCCTTAAATGATTTGGGAGGGCCTCTACTCCTGCCCTCCCGTTGATTCCGCCGTGGCCTTCCTTCGTCGTACAGGCGCGCCCGGAGTCTCGCTCATCCCCTTCGGCTGCGCCCCCTCGTAATGCACGGTTTTCTTGCCGTTGCCGTCGTAGTAAATCTTCATTTTGGGTTTCATCTTCTCTACCTCCTTAGCCCGGCATAGGAGTTGGCATACGCTCGATAATCTCACGCAGCTCTTCGCGCAGAATGTCTTTCAGCTCAATGAATTCCTTCAACAGCGCCACGTCTTCCGGTTCCGGCTCTTCGTCCCTCAGCTTCGCCGCCATGATGTTCGTATCCGGCCTGATGATTCTCAGGTCGAGGTCGTCCAGCATGCGCAGTATTTCGCCATGCCGGACTGAATCAACCTCTTCCTGCGTGTACGGAAACGGTGGGATTATGTCCAGCGTGCCGAGGTCAATGACCCTCCAACGCTCCTGAATTTCAGGGCGTGAGGATATGTCCACCAATACCGGCAATGTTCCGTCCGTGTACGGCGGCCAGTTTGGGATTTCGGGCGCTTCGAAGATGTTATGAACTGTGTTTCTTATGATGTGCGCTATCCTTTTCATTATGATAATACCCCCTATAACCATTGAAATAAGCAGTACCCGCCGCCGCCATCTCCACCCCGCATACCGCCGCCGCCACCTCCACCGCCAGTGCCGCCGCCACCTCCAGTGTGCCGTGCATCTTCCTCAGTACCTTGCACTAAACCGCCATTTGGACCGCCGCCTGCTGTCGCTACACGTGGCTGAAAGCTGTACATGCCGCCAACTCCCCCATAGAAATCACTGTTGAAAGAAGACTGGGCGCTAATCGGGGGGAATGGCTGATTGCCGTTAGCTCCAGCGCCGGCCTGTCCGCCTGCGCCTAAACTACCGCCGCCGCCGCCGCCTGAATAAGAAGAAATACCTCCTCCTTGCCCCGCAATTCCATCTTGCCCCGGTTTTGACCCCTCCGAATTCCAATTAGCGCCTTGACCGCCCGCACCCCCACCCTGGCCCCCAGAAGCTCCGCCCTGGGGGGTAGGCCCACCTGAACTCCTGCTTCTTCCTCCCTCGCCGCCGGGCAAGGTTACGAGAGTTCCGATAACTGTGGTGCCTCCAGATGTCCCATGAATTAACGGCGCGGATGATTCGGATGAACCTTGACTTCCTAGCCCACCAGCTCCAATTTGTACATTTATAGTTGTTCCGGGGATAACAGTGAATGGTTGACGCAATATAGCGGCCCCTCCACCACCACCTCCTCCGTAATTATGGCCCGACGGATTTGGACCGTTCCCGCCGCCCCCCCCACCACCGCCGGCCGCCGTCACAAACATCTCCGTAACGCCAGCGGGGACGGTGAACGTACCGTTGGTGAAGAATTCTTGGTGTCTATGTTCGGGTGCAGGCGGCGTTATCGGCCCATATTCTCCAGCGTATATAATAAATCCGCTGCCGTAACTGCGCCGTTGCCCGTGCCATTCTCGACCTCAGCGCGGGTTGCGAGACGACTGACGCCAACTTGTGACGTTGTGGCTTGCAACCCGACCAGCGTGATGGTTTTGTTCTCCGCGTCTGTTATAGCTTGTATTCCGTTGCCGTCTGTTAAAATTACGTTGGACATTTATTTCACCTCTCAAAGACTGATTTTGAAATCTGCGGGGAGGACGAAGGCGGGACGCACCCCATGTGAGTCAGAGCCGAGGGCACCGCTGCTCATGCCGCCATCAGCGAGGACGAACCACACTAACGACCCGGCGATCGTGCTAGGTGAACGGAGCCACCAGTTGGAGGCGCTTCCTGCGAGGTTAGCGACGCGCTTTGCGTTGGCGCTCGCCGTTTCTATGCCTGCAAAATACTCAAATGTTGCGCCGTCCGCTGGCAGGTAGGTAGACGCGCCGCTGCCCACCTCATAGCCGGACAATAGAAATACACGACACTCCAAGCCGTTTGCGCCGCTGTTGACGCCGGGATTGATGCCCTCGCCTGGGCGGTATGGCACTTTAACCAGCTTAATATGGTCGCGGATGTTGGCGTCGATCAAATTGAAAAATGCCCCGTTGAGCCATGCTCGAAGCGCGCTGGCCGCATAGTCGTTGTTGTTGCTGACGCCGCCAGTCCACTGCCTGTTCTCCCAAATCTCCTTCATCAACACCACAACGCCGTCCTCGAAACCCTCATACAGCGCCGACGGACTGCCCCCGTGCACGACAACAAACTCCCGCATCACGCCGCCCTGCATGGGCAGCATTATCGTTTCGCCAATGCTGATAGTTTCAATACTTATGCCCTGGTCGCCGCCACCGTTACCATTTTGCCTGATATGTTCGATGTATTCATGCAAAGTAACGGGGTTAATAATTTTATTCCCCCCGGTTTTGTTTTTAAGTTCATCAAGCGTGACGAATTGATTGATACCTGCCTGTGTGGTCGTGGCCTGTCTTATGTTCGTTTTTATCGTCCTCATGTTTCTGTCACCTCCAGCCATACCGGCTCAGTGCCCACTATATCTAAGGGCAGTTCAATGCCGTTAATGCTCGTCACGCCCTCGATCCCGTTGATGATTAGCGGGCCTGCGGGGAGGGTGAGGTTATCGGGGTTGGGCGGTTCGGATGGACCACTCACAGAAGCCGTCACCCATCCTTGACCATCAAACACCTGCAATAACTTGTCGAAATAGCGGAGCCCGTGAACGCCCTCTTCAGAACATATGCTTTTGCTTACATGATCTTCCAGTTTGCTTGCGTGGCCTTTCAGTTGTGCCGCTGTAGCAAAGCCGTATCCATCTGCTACATTTACGATAATATTCTCTGCCTGCTTGATAACCGTGATGATTGACAATAAGACATCAACCGCGTTTACCCCGCCGCCTGCTGGTATGAAATCAGGTAAATCAGTGGTCGAGTAGGCATAGAGCGTTTCTTGCCCGTCGTCGTTATCGACCGCAAATACTCCAACCTCGCGTAATTCCAACATTATGGCGAGCCCTTTGTTGGTAACGATGCAGTCTATTTGTGTAGTTCCGTCGCCGATTATAGTGTTGCCATTGATTGGCAAATCTGTGATAGGGTTGACAAGATCAACCATATTCTCAATTACGGCATCCGGAGGTAATTCCCCGTCACCCGCCGTTACCCGAGTGATGTGGATTGGCAAGCCCGTTTGCCCCTGCGCCAGTATTTTGCGTCCTACTCGTGTTAATGTGAACGCTTGAAGGTTCAGCATTACATCACCCCTTCCGTTGCAATTTTCACCGTGCCGTGCAATGCGCAGCCGATACCTACCCCGAACTTCGCGCCTATTACTATTGTTTTAGGACGACTCATAACTCGGATATTTCCCCTGGCAACGCTACCGGCGCCGAACCTGTATCCCGCATCAAACATTTTTGTTTGCGGACTGAGCCCTATTGAGATGTTTCCACGTGTGAGCGCAACGGTGGCATAATTGATCGTCAGGTTCGCTTTTCGGTGTAACTCTATAGAGTCCAGCCAATCACGGGCGGATTTTGTTACCTCCAGCGCGTGAAAAAATCTCCTCCAATCCTCATCTGTTAACAGATTAGCCTCTGTCGAAACACGGAAGTGATAGGGTTCGCCGCCATATTCGAACCAAGGCTGCACAGTGGTTTTTCCGAATACAATGTCACAGAGTTCCTGGACGGCCCATTTCGTCCCTTTTCGCATGTGTACCAGGATTGATGTTTTTACCAGGTCGCGTTTGGCGGAGAGTGGTATCCCCGGCTCGTAAAAATCAACATGGAATTGCCACGCAAGCGTGTCTATTACCTCTTCCGGCAATTCATCAATGCGCGAATAAATAAGCGTTTCCCTCGTGTCGAAGGAAACGCTTTGCAGTTCTGGGTCGAGTGCGTCTATGCTTGCCTGAACTTGCGGGTCGCCTGCGATGGATGAAGGGATAATGTCTCGCAGGGAAAGATCATAGATATTCTTAACCATCCTCAATCCCTCCGAAAATCACCTCCAAGGAAGCGCACACGGCTACTTGATTAAAATCAAGCACCGTGAATGGCGGTAATTCTGCTTCTGATACGCGCTTCGCACCAGCAGCCACGACGCGCTTTATAAGCTCCGAAGGATTAATATCCCTGCCGAGCTTCATTTTTTGCCACAGAATCCAAGAATTTGCGGCCTGCTCTACGGCGTTGGTAATACTCGTCGCCGATGTCGCTCTTGCACGTTCAAGGAACCATATCAATCGTAGATCGTACTCCACTAAATCAGGCGGTAAAGCAAAAACGTGGTCGGTCATGGGGCGTATGGTGTCGTCATTACATTTCGCCAGCACGTCGTTCAGTAATTCCTGACTTGGTAATCCACCGCCCGCCAGTAGGGAATAAATATGGACAACACCCGGACTTGGAGTACTTACCTCGACGTCAACTATAAGCTGTGATGCGCTTCTCGCCCAAAATATATAGGCTCCCTTAGACCCAGCGTTAGAGAAAGCCTCCGGCGCAAGATGGATGCGCTCGCGTAAATTTTCATCATTCTCGATATCTACGCCGCCTGCGGAAACGGTGACATTTTCCACATTCATCTGCCACGGGAATGGATCTACAATTCGCCTGACCTGCCCCGGCACAAATCCATTACCGACGACTCCTGATACTAAGCAATGTGCTGGGACTTTGACTTCATTTGCACCTTCTGGAATTTCCGCGACAGCAGACGTTGCGAAGATGATGTCCCCGCCCCCTGGCGTCGCTCTTGTGCCCGCAGGAATAACAGATACACCCGCCTGCGGCGTAGATAATGCAAATTTCAATGTCGTCAAAGCAGATTGCGCCGGAAGCCGACGCACGCCCAGCCATATCCCTAAATGATCGAGGAAATCGCCAGACGCATACGCCAATAGATTCATTTTTCCGGTATGGTCTATAAGCTGCCTTAACACAATCACCTCAAATGCGATGGTTTCCAAATGAAGGCGTATCGGATCACCAGGGAATAATCTCCTTTCTTCACCGTATTGAAGCTGAAAGGCGTCCTCGTATCCTCGAATTATGTTTCGCTCTATCGTTGCCGGATCACGCTCTGCAAAGAAAATATCTGCCAGTGTTGGAAACAAATCACTTTTCATTATATTTTTATCCTCACTCTCGGAACCAGCCTCCCGTCCAGGTCTGCATCAAAACTAACCTTTGTCACACGGCATCGAGGTTCGTATTTATGGATTGCCATAATGATCTCCGCTTGAAGCGCAGCCATAGCCTTCGGCATGGGGCGGTCGAGCATAGTAGCTGATACCCCGAATAATCTATCCAGAGGAACACTGTATTTCACTGTCGTAAAAATGATACGAACGTTCTGGATGATCTCTTCTTCAAGGCTTGCAGGGGCGAAATTGATATTCTCTAAAGTAGCCGTAACGTCAAACTCCATCTCTCTCGCCGCCTTCAACGTATTCCTTTAAGCTCAAGGAAACTTCCGCAAGAATCAACATACCGGCATTGTTTAAAACCTTATGATTTTCCTGTAAGCTCTCCACAACCCAGAGGTTCCAACCTTGTGGCTCTCCGTCGAGTATGAAAGGGACGGTCTGCCCAGCTTCCAGCATGTCTCGCAGTATTGTCAATTCATCTTTTGGGATAATGCCCAGAGCCATGTCCAGCCGAATCTTGAGGCTTAAGCTCGTCGGATCAAGGCCGGTAAATTCCAGCAGCCCCTTCCTGCCGTGAATGTCATGCTGGGCATACTTCGCGCTAAACTGCATGTTGAGACTGTCAAATGATTTGACAAACTCGGAAGAAACCTCAAAAACCACGTCGCCCAAAGAGCCGATCACATAACACCACCTCCCTCCGTTCAGGCTTTAGTGCCCGTGGTGATTAGTGTTACCAGCCACGTCAATGATGCTGCCTGAAGCGTTGATGCTGCCTTGCACATCAACGTCACCTTGAATCACTACTCCTCCGGGCGCAATGATGGAAACCGCTCCTCCACTTTTGGAGCAATCAATTAAAAGCACATTCACTGATCGGCTATACTGAACCACTGTGCCGTCCTCGAACTCTGTTCTTCGGTTGTCTGAGTCTCCAAACGGCGGTTTGTTTTTGTTGTCCCACAAGGAACAGACAACAAAACCATGCTCCAGGCCATTGCCAAGCATGAGACAAAGAACGTGTTCATCTATATCCAAATGGATTTCGTCTTTGTTTTTTTTCGTATTAGGGACTCCCGCCTGAAGCCATCCTGAAACGAGGTTGTCTTTGTCTGGAAATTTCACTCTTGCCATATGGCGCTCCGCATCATACGCCGAAACGTAACCACATCGAGCAGTGCATGACGACTCAGAATGCTTATTTTCCAAACGCATCACTCCTGTCTGCTGTAGACTTCAAATCCGCTGTCCAGTGGCCCGTATTGCTTTTTGCCTTTTTCTCTTTTTCTGCCTTTTTTGCCTTCTTTTTTGGAGGGGCCGCCAAGGCGTAGTTCCAAAGAGGTTACATACCCGCTCCCTTTATTAACGCTGTGAGCGGCTTTTTCGATGAAATACGTACCGTCAAACTTTCCCCAGCCAGTGACCTCAACATTGCTGCCTCCGAGGTAACGCATATCGCCAACCAGCGTAACCGAACCGGTTACTTCCTTTTTGTTGGCTTCATGCAATTTTTTTTCAGCGATTTTTTCAGCGTCGGCCAACGTGTCAGCCTTTTGATTAATGACGAGGTCTTGCCCAGTCCCATCCGCATCACCGGATGAGTAAACTTCAAAGTTTTCGTCTTTTATGGGGTCGTGATACTGTACTCGCGCCCCTTTATAAGTGCTACGTGTTTTACTGCGAAAACGGGCATTTTTAATACACTTGTCGCCTCTAACCAGTGTTCCAACTGCTGCTTTTTCCTCGTACATTTCTTCGTCGTAGCAGACAAGTTGCGCATCCGTGACCTTAATTCCTATTCCGTAATCTCGACAAAGTTTTTGTAAGAATCCCAAGTCCGACATTTCCACCTGGTCGCGGCGTTCAAAAAGCGGATCATTCGGAGAATCCCAAAAAAGAGTTAAACCGTTCTTACCAGCTATATCGTCCGCTATAGCGGATAGCTTTATATTTTCCCAAGCCTTCGTCTTCTGCTCCTGTCTCATGGGTTTGGAGACAAGCGTTGAAATAGCTTTAATTTGCACTTGTGACGGAGGCTCGGAAAACTCAATTTCATCAATTTCGAATGTTCCGCAGGGCAAAGATTCTGTCTCATCCGGCCCATGCCAGTTATGCGTCACGATGGTCGCATGAATTACATCGCCTTTGTCTGGAAACCACGGGTCAATCCAGTTATTTTCGCGATCTTCCAGGGTAATGTTTAGGTCGTCGGCCTTGTCGCTGGCATTGTCCGTGTAGCTGAAGGAGATGAAGAAAGGGGCGATATCTTTCGAGATATCCGCCCCTTCATAGACCAATATTATTTCTGTGCGCCGAGCCTCTTGCG